GCACTACCTTCAACACCAATAGCTTGCCATCTTGGATTGGAAGCCGTAGCATAATAATTAAGCATTTCAACAACAGGTATAACCCTATTAATCGTAAACGTCGGCATGCCAGTTTCTTCAAGAGCCTCTTTTTCCTTTGCTGATAATTGATTATCTAAATAAAAATCATATCCCTGCTGATTAGTCGCTTCCCATTTTTCTCTAAATGAGTTATTTAGAGAGTCATACAGGCTTTTGACTCTTTTAGCAGTTTTGTCTGTTCTTTTTGCCATAGGTACCTAAGCTATAACCCAATTTTTGGGCGATTTATGTTTACGGAAGTGCGTTCCGTCTTTACGGACGGCTATATTTTGGGGCGGATGAGCATACTTAACTGCATATGCAAGCGCATCAATAGTATCATCGTGCGCCATTCTAGGTCCGAATGTAACAATTTCATGTTGTAAATCATAGTGACTTTTTTTTATTTTTACAGAACCTATTGTCATTCGCTGTGCAAGCACTCCTTGTATTCTATCTAATTTACTCTGTCTTGTTCCAGGTTTTTCTTCTTTCCACCTAACTGAAAAATCATTTCTTCTTCTTGACTCTGCCATTAAAGCTTGAAATAAAGGTCTACTCATTGTTGTGTCTTCTACCACATATAATGATGGTTTATAGATCTGTGCTAAATTATACATCTTATCAACAATACCATCCCTACCCTCTCCAGGTATACCCAAAACAGGTAGCCCACGCTCTCTAATGTAGTCAAGAACATATATGTTATTATCTTCATCAACACCAATCACCATTATGACAGAAAAATCTGAATCCCTTCTAATAGAATCTGTTGCAGGATCTACGCCAGCAAACACATTAACAGGGATAGCTTCTCCATCAATTACTACGCAACTTAATTGAGTCGCGTCATCAAATACATAGTTTCCTTCCCAGTATTTGATATGTTTCATATTAAAAATAGAATCATCAGCACTTTGAACTTCCATCATATATTCTTGATAGAATTTTTGTGGCTGTCCAGAGTCTTGATAGAATTTTTTCTTTTCTTCTAATTTTTTATTAGGAAACCATGAGTCCCACAAAGCATTGCCATTGCTATCTATGGCTTTATAAGTTTTTACAGTCCAAGCAAAATCATCGTTTTGTTTTTTTGCCTTTGCATAGTTTTCTAAAAGATTATTAATAAAGGAATCATAATGGACAGGAGTACCGTTAATGCGCAACCTACCAGTATGAGGCTCCAAAGCAGGATAAACAACCGCAGTGATAAGGTTTGAGTTTTTTGCTCTAGCTTCTGGAGTAATCGTATTGTTCTCATCTTCAAAGTCATCCAAAATTACCAGGTCATATCGCTTATGCAACTTTGCTCCACCGCGAATACCTGAGATGTTTGATTTACAAAGCAACTTATGCCCTGTGTTTAATTCTATATCTTCCTCTGTCCACTTTCTACCTTTTAAATCACCAAAGTAATATTTTATACGATCATTAAATTCTAAATGATGTTTAATGTAATCCATATTACCCGTTGCTAATTTAGCAGTAGCAGAAACCCAGCCGTAAAACAATGGCTCATCCCTTGTGAACAGGAAAGACCATAAAATATCGCATTTGGTTAATACGGTCTTCCCATGTCCACGCGGCATG